TAGCTAGACTTATTTTTCATCAGTTCTTCGTAAGCATCCAGCTTCTCTTTATATTTCTTATTCTTTGTGTAGATTAGCCTGAGATTATTCATTATAATTGTAGTGAAGTAATTAAAAGCTTTTCCATTTTCTGGTTTGAACTTTCCTATGGTCTTAAGAATAAGTACAAAGCATTCTTGTTTGGCATCATCTAGATCTACTGTGAATCCGTAAGAATTAACAATGTTATGGATTAGCAGATCAAACATAGAAAATAGCTCTTCCTCATGTTTTCTTGGATCTTCTTGGTATAATAAGATCAGTTCCTCAAACCTTTTGTTGTCTATGTAGTGTTTCGCCATGAACCTTAATAATTTATATGCTGAGAGCGGAGTGGGTATCAATCCTCTATGTGAGGGTTGCTCCATTCTTAAGATCAACAAGTCTGAACATTGTATTGTTGATTACGAGGATGTGAAGCCTGTAGATGTTTTATTTGTTACTGAGTCCTATGCCTGTAAAAATAATGGGAAGTGTATCCCCCTACCAAAGCAAGCAAAAGACCTCATCAAAGATATTATAGTCCCCCTTAAAGTTTCTTATGCGTTTTCTCCATCTGTGAAGTGTCCTAGTGTTAAAGACGCTGACATGACCCCATCAGATAGGGAGATTTGTAGAGAGCATTTGTTTCGTACTATAGATAGCTACAAACCCAAGTTAGTGTTCGTTTGTGGTAACCTAGCCATGAAGATGCTTATTAAAAAGTCTGGGATTACTAATAAGAGGGGCTCCCTGTACAAGTACGAAGATTATAATGTGGTTCCTCTGTATCACCCGTATCAAGTAGTGGTTGAACCCAAGAATAAGTTTCTCTTTGAGAGGGACATTAAGAACTCTGTTGATAAGTATGTGTTTGGAAATACAACCAAGGCAGACTTTGATTACACTCTGCTCTCTACTATGGAAGATGTGGAGAAAGTCTGTGATGATTTAGCCCAAACTAGCGATGACCTAGCGTGTGACATTGAGACAACAGGGCTTAACTTTTTAACAGACACGATTATGACCATAGCTTTTAGCACCCACAAAGGAAATTGGGTTATTCCAATATTTCATAGAGAAAGTCCTTTTACTGAGGAAGAATCTGCTAGTATAATGGGTACTCATGTGAAGTG